CGAGAAGGAATGGCGTAAATGTAAAGGTGTAGAAGGTGCAACAACTGAAGAGTTGGTTGAAGCCTTCACTCATTTCTGTGCAAACCATTGGATGATTCGTCACCCTGAACGGGGTCGAATCAAATTTGAGTTGCGTGAAGCCCAACAGAAAACTGTTGAAGTTTGGATTGACTCTCGTTACAGCATTGTGCTGAAGGCACGACAGATTGGGTTCTCCACTCTGGCTGCAGCCTTTACATTTTGGGAATCATTCTTTTGGCCCGACCGTTTTACAGTCATGCTTTCACGTACTGAACGTGAAGCATCAAAGTTGCTACAGAAGACTAAGTACGGTTACAAGATGCTTCCTGCGTGGATGCGTGTGCGTGGACCAGACCTGCTTTCGGATAACCAGTTGAAGATGGTGTTTGCTAATGACTCGGCAATTGAGTCTTTGCCATCTGGTAATGACCCTGCTCGTGGTGAATCCGTGTATCGAGTTATCATTGACGAAATGGCGTTCTTGCCTAACGCTGAAGAAGCGTGGGCATCTATTGAACCTATTGCTGACGTTGGTGGTCGTGTTATCTGTTTGAGTACTGCTAACGGTGAGGGTAATATCTTTCATCAACTGTGGGTTGGTTCACAGACTGGCACAAATAGGTTTACTGGTGTGTTCTTTCCTTGGTCTGCTGGAGACCGTGACGAAGACTGGTATGAGGCTAAGAAGCGTGACTTGCCAGACTGGCAGTTGGCTCAGGAGTACCCAGATAATCCGGATGAAGCGTTTATTCGTTCTGGTAGACCAGTATTTGATATTGAAGTATTAAGAAATATTGAACCAATTGAACCACGTCGTGGATATTTGAGAAATGAGGTTGGCAAAAATCATTTCACATTTATTGAAGATGGTGGAGAATTGTCAATTTGGGAGTTGCCAGATAGTCAGGAAATATATGTAATTGGTGCTGACGTTGCTGAAGGTTTGGGCCATGGTGACTTTAGTTCTGCCCATATTGTTTCAGCAAATACTGGATTACTGGTTGCCCAATGGCATGGTCATGTTGACCCAGATATTTTTGGCGAGCAAATACTCAGGGCTTTGGGTTATTACTATAACCATGCACTTATTGGAGTTGAGTCAAATAACCATGGATTAACAACTATTAAAGGTTTGCAAAGAAGCGGATATAAGAATATTTATCGTCAAAGAAAGATGAACAGTCGCAACCCACAGATTAGCGACACTATGGGTTGGAGAACCACGTCTGTTTCTAAGCCTTTAGCAATTGACGAACTTAACGCTGCTGTGCGAGATGAATCTGTTCTTATTTACGACAAGAACACAATTGCAGAATTACGCACATTTGTGCGTGAGGCTAATGGAAAGATGCATGGAAGCCCACACGATGACCGTGTTATGTCTTTTGCCATAGCGAATCAGATGCTCAAATATGTTTGGCTTCCTGAATATAGGTTTGACCCAGCCCCAATAAAGAACACTCTTGGATGGTGGGAAAAGTTCATTATGAAAGACAAACCTGAGTCTAAAACCCCAATTGGTGCGTTTAATGTACGTGAGTAACGAATAACACCTATAGTTATGAAAGAATTCCGCTGCTTAGAGTGCCTAAACATATTTATGGACTCAGAACTGCCACGCCGTGGTTCGATTTGCTTCAAATGCCACGTAAAGACTATTCGCCTAGGTTTTACATATGGGCAAGAGGATTTCCACGGTCCGACCGTCAAGGAGCGTGCTGACGAGCAAGTTCGTGTAGCCAAAGAAGCAGGCATCAAAGCCGAACCAGTTGGGACTCGTTGGGTTTGATATGGAATCGGTTTGGGTTCCGCTTGCGGTCGCTATTATTACAGGTCCGGTGGTGGTGGTACTACAGAAACTACGCAAAGAGAACACCGAACAGCATGCTGAAGGAAGAATCCTTTTGAGAACTATTGGCAATAAGGTTGACAAAATTGGTAGCAAACTTGACCACCACATTGGATGGCACGAAGGACAAGAGGACAAATAATGGCTCGCACACCTAATAGTGAGGTATTAAAAAAGTATCGTGACAAGTTAGAACAGTCACGTCGGTGGAGACACGAAGAAGCCTACGACGAAATATGGCGTAGAATGATTGACCTTTATCGTGGTAAGCATTACAAGGGTGTATCAGAAGAAGACCGTTTGTTGGTGAACATTGCTTTTGCAACAATCAACGTTGTTGCACCATCTGTATCTATTAGTTATCCAAAGATTACTGTTAATGCTCGTAAGTATGAAGATAGCGACAAGGCTATTCTTACTGAATCAATTGTTAATTATTGGTGGAGACATTACGAATGTCAAAAAGAATTCAAGCGTGCAGTTCGTGATTTTTTGATTCTTGGTCATGGTTGGATTAAAACTGGCTACAGGTTTGTTGAGGAAGAAAAAGTTGCTCAAGCAAATTTTGATTCATATGATGAACTTGTTTCAGATGCACCAGAATCTAATGCTGAATCAGAACTTATTATTAAAGAAGACCGACCATTTATTGAGCGTGTAAGTCCTTTTGATATTTTTGTAGACCCAGATGCTACAACAATGTACGACATTAAATGGATTGCACAACGTGTTCGTCGCCCTCTTCCAGAGGTCAAGAAAGACAAACGTTACAACTCTGTTGCACGAAATGAAGCAGCACCTTCACATTATTCACGTTATGGACAAGATGGTTATTCTCCACGTCGTTCAACCGACCCAAGTGATTCTTATGTAGAAATCTGGGAATGGTACGATATTGACCGAAATACAATGTCGGTATTTTGTGATGGTTCAGACAAGTTTCTAATTAATCCAACAGAAATACCATTTAAGTTTGGTCATCCATTTGTGATGATTCGGAACTATGACATTCCTGAGCACTTTTACCCAATGGGTGAACTAGAGGCAATTGAACCATTGCAGCAAGAGTTGAATGCAACTCGTACACAGATGATGAATCACCGTAAACGTTTCTCACGTAAATGGTTGTACAAGGAATCAGCATTTGATGCCGATGGTCGTGCAGCACTTGAGTCAGATGAAGACAATGTGATGGTTCCAGTTATTTCGGAAGAAAACATTGGCAATGTTGTTGGACCAATGCCAGCAGTTATTAGCCCACCAGAGTTTTATAACCAGTCGAGTCTTATTTCTTCGGACATCGACCGTGTATCTGGTGTATCGGAATACATGCGTGGCGGTTTGCCAGAGATTCGTCGTACAGCAACTGAGGCTGGCATTATTCAAGATAATGCCAATGCTCGTGCATCTGAAAAGTTGGCTATTGTTGAATTGTCAATTGCTGAAATTGCCAAACGATTGGTCATTCTTGCACAGCAGTACATGACTGGTCAACAGGCTGTACGTATCGCTGGTCAAGAAGCACAACCATTCTGGCTTGAGTTTGACCGTGACTACATTCAAGGTGAGTTTGATTTTGAGGTAGAGGCTGGTTCAACTCAGCCTGTTAACGAATCTTTCCGTCGCCAAATGGCAATGCAGGTAGTTGATGCTATGGCACCGTTTGCTTCTGCTGGAATTATTGATATGCCAAAGTTGGCTAGTTTCGTTCTCCAACAAGGGTTTGGTATTCGTTCTGGTGCTTCGTTTATTATTCAACCACAAATGCCAGCACAGCAAATAACCCCACAGGGAGCACCACCGCCAGAGGCGATGATGCCACCACAGGGCGGTATGCCTCCTTCTGAGGCTGGAGTGGAACAAATGGGTGGAGGGGAATTGCCACCAGAAATCTTGGCGTTGTTATCACAGGAAGGTGGAATGCCGCCGGGAATGTAACGAAAAAACCCTATCAATAGAGCAACCCATGGAGGACTCTTAAATGAGCGAAATAAATAGCAATGAAATCACAGCGGAAGAGACCCTAGAAGACCTAGGACAATCTCAAGAAGTTGCGGATGTAGTTGATGCCCTTACAGCAGAAGAGATTGACCTTCTTCCTGTGGACGAGTTTGGAGACAAATATGTTTCTGTGCTAGTCAACGGAGAGGAAGTTAATGTTTCTCTGAAAGAGGCGCTTTCTGGATATCAGCGTCAAGCGGACTATACCCGTAAGACTCAAGAACTCAGCGAGCAAAGGCGACAAGTACAATTTGGAGTCGCTTTGCAAGAAGCCTTGCAAAACGACCCATCTGGTACTGTGGCACTTCTTTCCCAACACTATGGCGTTGGACAGACAACTTCTGAAGAAGAAGACCTGTTTATGGACCCAGTTGAAAAGCAGTACCGACAGTTAGAACAACGCATTCAGGCTTTCGAACAACAGAAAGCAATGGATGAACTAGAGAAAACTGTTCAGTCGCTTCAAAACCGATATGGCTCGGATTTTGATGCCAATGAAGTTGTAGCCAAGGCTTTAGCCACAGGTTCAACAGATTTGGAGTCAGTTTACAAGCAGATTGCGTTTGACCGTGTTTATGAACAAAGTCGTTCAATTCGTGAAAGTGCTGCAAAGCAAAACGAAGTGAAAAACAAAGTTACAGAAGCAAAACGTCAAGCGTCAATTGTAAGTAATGCTGGCACAGCAAAGTCTGCAGATGTATCAGCAAAACCAATCACATCATTGCGAGATGCTTTTGAAGCCGCCAAACGGCAACTAAGCGTTTAGCGTTCTATTTAAGGAGAAATCATGCCATCAGCAAACAGCAACTTTGACCAGTTGCTCTCAACCACCCTTGCGAACTACCGTTCGCAACTAACCGACAACGTGTTCACAGCACGTCCTTTGACCTACAAGTTGATGGACAACGGTCGCATTCGTATGCTTAACGGCGGTACGAAGATTGTTGAACCACTCATCTACGGCAAGAACTCAACTGTGGCTTCATACAGCGGATACGATTCGCTGTCCTTGGCACCACAGGAAGGCATCTCGGCTGCTGAGTACGAATGGAAGCAGTACGCTGCATCCATCGCAATCAGCGGTATTGAAGAAGCCAAGAACAACGGTGAACAAGAAATCATCAACTTGCTCGAAGCCAAGATTATGCAGGCTGAAGAGTCAATGCGTGAATCGTTCAACCAGATGTTCTTCGCTGACGGTTCAGG